AGTAAAAATAAGCTAAAGACTCTATTTAAAGCACATTTAGCTTATTTTTACTTTTAAACTATGTCAACCAATAAGTTAAGTGCTAGAATGCCATTTTTTTCACAATAATTAAAACTGCTTTACCGGGGGGACAATCAGGGACATTTGAAGGACCTCTGAAGGACAATAACTCATAAGATGACTGCCGAATTAGCCTGCGTAAATACTGCGGAAATACTACTGAATGAACTGCCGAATGAACTGCCGAATGAACTGCCGAATGAACTGCCGAATGAACTGCCGAGCATGGGCCGCTGGCTAGGCGAAGTGTCCGTTTTTTACTAAGAAAAAAATTCATAATTTATAATAATTTATTAAAAATCATCATATTATACCTAATTTAGAGGTAGTTTCCTACACAATCTGTGCAAAAATTTAACAAACTTGTTAAATTTTCAACTGTTTCCATAGGGCCACCATGTCATTTTGTCATGGAAAGTGTCATAGACCATGTCATTTTGTCATGGACCTCGGCAGTATTGTTCGCAAGGAGTTCAGTAGAGTCCAATGGCGGAGCGCATTGAGTTGATTTACTGCGAGTTTTGCGACCATTGCTGTTAAGTTATTCCGCGAAGTTATTTTGTAAATCTGGTTGAATGGAGAGATATTAGAGAATATTTTATGAAGTCTTGGTTATAGTATTAGTTTCAACAGAGGTTCAACAGTAGTTCATGTGTAGCCAATGAGTGTTTGTTGAGTTCTGTTGAGCTAATGCTAGGGACACGATAATAGCCCTAGAATGAGGCTAGATGAACTTTTAGTATTTTTCTATATATTTTATTTACCAATTATAATGCGGAGGTCTAGAAGTGACCTGTTTAATAAGTGACCTGGTTAGTAGCCTGTGGTATTGGAGAGTCAAGATTATTGGTCTCCTGCAGTATCATGACCATTAAAAAATAACTAGCTTGAAAAAATGGCATTCTAGCACTTAACTTATTGGTTGACATAGTTTAAAAGTAAAAATAAGCTAAATGTGCTTTAAATAGAGTCTTTAGCTTATTTTTACTTTTAAAAATCTACAGGTCCAGCAGTACTCCACCTGAGTTGACCAGCAGTAGTCTCCCAGGACAATCTAATGCAGCAGTCAGTCACAATTAGTCTAAGTAATAAGTTTCCGCATTGACCTGCCCAAGCAGTCTCATAATAGACTCAGCATGACTCAGCAGCTATCTCATGCGGTAGTCCATGAATCATTGCTGAAGCTATTGTCTAGGTGTTGATTGGTTGGTTTGAAAAATGGGCATTCTAGCACTTAACTTATTGGTTGACATAGTTTAAAAGTAAAAATAAGCTAAATGTGCTTTAAATAGAGTCTTTAGCTTATTTTTACTTTTAAAAATTGACCTGAAACAACCATTCCAGACTATTAAACCAAAAAAAATGCATTTTTTTCACATTATAGTGCATTTTTTTAGCTAAATTTTTGTCCATTTCTCCAGAAATAGTTTATTATTAATTAAATAATAGATAAATATACAACTTACAAACCATGAAAACACTAAAAACAAAATTCAACACAACAGTCAACCTCATGTACAACTGGTTAATGCAACCAGTAGTCATAACGTCAATAATAACATTGGCAGTCTTAGAAGACATCTTAATGATACTTTACTTCGCACTTGCATAAAAATATAAATTTTAAGTTATGAAAACATCAATAGAAGAACAATTAGAATTCGAAGAACAAGACTTCTTTAAACTTGACCCAAATGCCCCGTTCGCTCAGGAACTAATACGCTACGTCAACCATTTGAAAGACCAGATAGTTTTTGAACGCAAAATGAACCGGTACAAAAATTTGGTGATAGCCGCCTTGCTAGCTCAGAATGACGGGTCGCCTGAAAAAGACATCACAGAATGAAACCATGAAATTAAGCAAACGAATACTGGAAAAGGACCCTGACACATGGACCAAAGATGACATCATTAGCTACTTATATAGCATAAACGCAGTTAAGATGTACGGCAGTAAGTCTCTACGGTTTTTCGATTACTCCACACAGAAGGACCTCATTGGCGAATGCTGGTTATTAATCTGCCAAATTCCTGAAGAACGCCTGTTGGACCTCTGGCATCAGGGCGAGAAAAAACTGACAGCATGGATCAAACGCTTCGTGGAAAACAGTCTATCACCATCAGGTAAGACCAGGAACCTACAGCGCATGCTATCATTGGAACAACCAACTGATGACTACCATTTAGATGTACAAATAAACAACATTAAACAAGATGAACAAGGACAGTAAAAAAACTATTATAATAGATGAAGACGTCAACATACATGACTTCATCAAAAACATTCGCGAGGGTTTGGAAACTCTCAAGCAGGACAATCAAGGCATCTTTGGCGATGACGAATTATTAACAAAACTTGAAAGCATAGACAAACTGGAGTCTTGGGAACAAAACTTACTTTTCATGTTCATCTACTTTGGAGCTCTTCGCCCAATGCAAAAGTACACCAATGTTAGTTACTGCACTCTATCTAAAACAATTAGAAATATATTGGAGAAGGCTAGATTAAACGTCTAGCCTTCCTTTTATACATTTTACACTACTTCTTAAATTTTTATATTATTATAATATAGAACATCTAGATATTATGACTTATTTGAATTTATTACTTATATCTGTCATCGTGGTCTGCATAATAGATTTAACAGACTTCGCGAGTACTATAAAAAAGGTGATAAGTTTTATAATTACTCGCGGGACCCTTGTTAAAGACAACTACAGGCTTCATTTTGTAGACTGTTCCTTATGTGTGACCTTCTGGGCCGGGTTGTTGTATCTGGTTTTAACAGGTGGTTTGTCCATTCAGACCCTGGCAACATTATTGGTTATAGCAGTAAACACAAACACTATCTATTCTATTCTTAAACTTATCATGGACATAATAAATATAATCATTAAGAAAATTTATGGTAAAATTAACTAAAGAACAATTTGAACTATTGAGCAAGTTTGACAGTGACCTCCGCAGTGCTTATTACTCTCATACAGTCCTTGGCATGAAGGTAGATGACCTGCGTACCTTAATGAATCTTTACACGTCGCTTGGGTACATGCAGCAGTCAATAACATGCCACTATTGCGTGGTTAATTTCTTAAGCACCTTAGGCAGTCTCTATTTTGCAGAAGTTCAAAAACAGTCTGAAGAAAAATTAAAACAAGAACATACAGAAAAACCTAATGCTTCCGCAGTTGCTGCTGAAAAATTAACAAAGGCCTCAGGCGCCAGCCCTGAAAAGGTTGTTAAGTCTTCAGCAAAAGCTAAGAGCAAAAAATAAAAAAATAAAAAATACAATTATGAAAAAGTACGTTAACGAAATTTATAACATCCCATTAAAGCAAAACGCCGCTACCAAAGCCCGCACAACAGAGCGTAAGAAAGAGGACTATCTTAAAGCTGCAGAGTTGACTATGGGTTGTGTTCGCGAAGCATGTCGCAAGGCTCACATTTCTCATGCGACGTATTACAATTATATGAGAGAAGACCCCGAATTTGCCAAGAAGGTTGATGCTATTCGCGAAGCCCAGAAAGATTTTGTTGAAGACGCATTGATAAAAAAAATTGCAGAGGGTGATACTAAAGCTATTTTGTGGGCGTCTAAATGTTTATTGAAAGACCGTGGTTACAATGAGAAAACTCAGATTGACGTTAATATGCCAACAGAGTATGTATTGAAGTTTGGCGAAGGCGGTTCTGATGAATAATGCAGTTTATTAAAAAAATATTAAAGAAGTGCGAATGTTTGAAGAGCAACAAACTAAAAAGGTGGCCATTAAGGGTCTTGATTTGATAAGTTGGCAAAAGAAAGCTCATGACATTTTGGTGACGCATAAGAAAGATCACATGTTGGTTATTAAGGCTCACCGTCAAGTTGGCAAGTCATATTTTATTATGATGATGTTGGCGGAAGTTTCATTAAACAACAAGGGTGCGGTTTCCTATTGTGTTTCCCCAACGTTTCGGCAGGCCTCTAAAATATACAAAGAACTGATAGAATTATTTTCTACAACTCCAGTTATAGTGAAGACCAATGGAGCAGACATGAGTTTGACATTTGTGACAGGTTCCGAGATAAACTTTAAGTCTGCAGAACAGGGTGAGGGTCTTCGTGGGTTCACATGTAAGAATGGCGGGTTGCTTTGTATTGATGAGGCTGCATATATCAAAGATGAAGTTTTTGGAAACGTCTTAAATTACACTAATGTTAACAAAAGTAACGTCATTGTAGTTTCAACGCCAAAGTTTAAGACAGGTTTCTTTTATAAGTTGTATTCCAACCCCAGTGAAAACGTAAGTGTTATAGATGTGAACGACTATGATACGTCAATGTTCTTAAATGAAGATAAGAAAGCGTTTTATCGAGACACAATGCCCTACACTTTGTATAAGTCTGATATTTTAGGAATGTTTTTAGACGCGTATTCAACAGTGTTTGGTGACTTCACTTCATTATGCAAAAACCGTTTTGACCTTTCTAACAAATATTATATTGGTGTTGACTGGGGTTCTGGTTCGGAAAAGGACTACACAGTTATTGTAGTCATGAATGAGTTTAAGCAGATGGTTGAGTTATTATATTTTAATGACAAGTCTGTAGAGGACACAATAACAATTATACAGGGGTTATATAATAAATATCAGCCAATAAAGCTAACGGTTGAACAAAATAGTATTGGCAAAATTTATGGTGATGTTTTGAAGTCTACGCTTGGAAAGTCAAAGGTGAAGTTTTTTAATACGACTAATGACACAAAAAATAAAATAATAAATCAGCTTCAATTAGCTATTCAAAAACAAGAAATACAGTTGTTAGATGATATTGAGCTTAAGGTGCAGTTTTCTAGTTATGAAGTGCAGATAACGCCTACTGGTAAGACAACGTTTAATGCCTCGAAGGGTGCTCATGATGATATTGTTATGGCCACCGCTATATGTCTAGATTCAATAATACATAAGGGCAGTCTAGATCTTGTGTTTGTATAAAAAATATATGATAAAAATTATGAAGAAGAACCTTAGTTGGGATGACGTTACGATTTTAGATTTCATCCACATTAAAGACATAGTAAAAACTGATGAGTTAACTGAATTGGAAAAGCAAATAGAGTTGGTCAAGATTTTGGCGCATGATGACAGGCTTGATGATTTGCCTGTAGCTGAGTTTAACAAGTACATGCCTTTGTTAAATATATTATTAACAGATGTGCCGCACAAGCCAATGAAGAAGTCATATGAGTTTTTGGGTCGCAAGTTTAATGCATGTAACAAAATAGAAAAAATAACAACTGGCCAATATATAGATTATTCAAACATATGCAAAACAAACCCCGGGCTTAATGAGATGTCGCGCATCATTGGTTATTTATTAATTCCAGAGAACGGCAGATATAATGTTGGTTATGACATGGACGAGCTTTGCGCTGCGATTGAACGCGAGATGCCAATAACAGAAGCGTATGGTTTTATAGATTTTTTTATAGATGCGCAAATGACATTATTTCATCATTTGCGCGACTATTTAATCAAAGCGGTTCTGAAGACGCCGGCTCCGATGAAGACAAAAATACAGATGGTGTCGAGTCTAATAATGGTGGGACGCAAACTAAAAAGGGCCTGGCACAATATGGTTTAATAACGTTGCTTATGCCGTTAGTGCCTATTATTGGAATGAGCATAGAGGAGATATTTGATTTGCCAATCGCTGAATCATTATATTTTTGTTGTTACAACTTAGATAGAATTAAGGTTGAGCAATCTGCGTTAAATGATATGAAAGCGAAGTTGCGCATTAAATAAACCATAAAAATTTATATTATTATTTAAACAATATGACATTAAATGATTTAGGAGCCGCGTTATTAGATTTATACAAAGACGGTTTAACAAAACATAAAAAAAGCGCGTCAGGTGGACTAGCAGACACCACATATGAAGTAGAGATTAACGATGGCAAGTTTATTGTATATTTTAATCTCCCGGCATATTGGAAATATGTTGAATATGGGCGTAAAGCCGGTGGGAAGTTTCCTCCGCGTGAAGCTATAGAAAACTGGATTCGGGTCAAACCTTTAGTTCCTTCTGCAGTAAGTGGCAAAGTTCCAACGACAGACCAATTGGTTTATTTGGTTTCACGGAAGATAGCAGAGAAGGGTATTGAACCGACGCCTATTTTGGCAGAAGCCATAGAAGGCGGCCAGAAGATGATAGACGACTTTGTAGACACTTTAGTTACCGACACCTTAAAATTTATAACAGACATAATATAATGAAGTACTTAGATGAACAAATAGAGTTGAGCATTGATGGTCTTAATGTTCAAGAATCAGGGGTTTATAAATACAAAGTTACCCGCCAAAATTATGAAGGTTCTTCAATAATAACTAACGATATATTTTTTGGTAATATATATTTGCAAGCTGGTGATGAAACTGCAACGTTTGACATAACAGACATTGTTGTTAATGATAGTTGGAATAGCAGGTTTAATGATTACTCTTTGACTAATGGTTACAGACTTTTAGCTGTATGGGCAATGCCAAGTTATTCTATAACATTGACGATAGGCAGTACAGAAGAAACATCAGGTGGCGAAACAGTGTTTATGTCATATCGTTACCCAAACTATAAACATTATATGGACACGGCAGTTCAAGACTATAGGAGTATTTCTGATCATTATTACCAAACATTATTGCAAGGACGTTATTTATCAGGTGATGTTTATAAATATAAGCTCATTCCTCATTACCCTTCGTTGTTAACAAATAATTATGAGTTCACCATAACACAACTTGCAGGTTCGTGGTTTGGCACAGAAGGTAATGACCCTACATATAAGTTTACTAGTAGTGACGGGTCTTACACAAGTATGGCTCACCCATCTTGTAATACACCAATAACAACATGGACAGAAACATTAAATAATTTATTTGATATTTTTAATGGAGATGCTGGAATATTATTAGGGTCTGCTCTTGGTGGTGTTGACACAAACTTTAGTTTTACGGGCACCCATCAAGATAATACTTATGTTGATGGTAGGTTTAGGAAACCAGAAACACTTATTGGAATTGACAATACACTAGCTATAGCTAAAGCCGGCGGCACAGTTGGTGATTTTTTAGCTAGTGCTTCTATTTCTCCCAGTCTGTCGGTTATTCAAGGAACTGCTAGATTGACGTTTAACTATACAGAATCTTTATTTAACTACATTCATCAAGGCGGCGAGTTTATTTTATGGTTATTTCCTACAGATGCTTTTGATGAGCAGACTGCAAATTATTTATATTTTAGGTTTCCAAGAACATTACCAAGGCCTTTAGATGGTTCCAATATAACAGTGTCTATTACATATAGTATATTAGGCGCATATTTTGTATTTAATGTAGTAAATGTGAAGGCTGTTTACAATTTACCAATGACAACATCAGATATAACATTAACTATAGAAAATGATGAAGTTGCTCATTTTGATTCATGCCCTTCTAGATATTATCTTATGTGGAAAGACAGGTACGGAAGTTATCAGTCACAAGGTTTTAATGAGGCAGTTAGTTTTTCAGAAAAAATTACACGTGAGCAAATCACAGACTATAAACAGCAGAACAAATTAAAAATTGTAGAGGTGTTACCAAAATGGAAAATAAACAGCGATTGGATTGACGAGGAACTATATCCATTTTATGAAAGCTTATATATATCACCTATTATTATTTTATATGACACCAAAGAAGACCGGTCTTATGAAGTGTTAATTAAATCAGATTATACAGAGGAGACTTTCCGTGAGAAGAGAAAGTTAATATCGATAACGCTCGACCTCGAAGAAAATAAATCACAAAGAATACTTTATTAAAATATGAATATGCGTCTTTTTATAGAAAACCATGAGGTAGAATTAGATAACTCGGTTGTATTTGCTATAACCCAACAATTTGAAGACTTAACCAACCCGACTGCTATAATAAACACGTGGAGTAAGACAGTTTCATTACCGTTTACTACAAATAACAACAAATTATTTAATAATATATTTAACCCTGATAGACTTATTGCATACCCGTCAATATCAGGTGTTGGAATTAATTTTAACCCCCATAAAAAACTATCATTCAGATTACAGAATGATACAGACGTTGTTATGCAGGGCTATGCTAAAGTCAACGATATTAAAAAAACTGGTGGCAAAGGTTCATATAATATAACATTGTATGGCGAATTAGGAAAAGTTTTCTACGAATTAAAAAAAATAACATTCGACAGAAACACTGATGATGCGCTATATCTTATAGATGGTTCAGATTATGTGAATGTTCAACTTAATAAAGATTTAATTTATGATTGTTGGACTAAATCCGCAATGGAGCCTTATTTAAAGGACTCTACTACTACTGATATTATAGGTTTTGCCCCTAATAACAGTTTTAATGATGGATTTGATTATAAGATTTATCAAAATTCAACTTTTACCACAGATTCCTTTGATAATACTTTAGGAGATTCTTTTACTTTAGCTACAGGTGTTGAACCTGATAAAGTGATACCTAACGGACTATTACCAAGAGAAATTGGGGAGTATAGAAGTTATTTACAACAACCTTATATCTTTTTTAATAAGTTATTTCAAATCTTCTGTGATAAAGCAAAAGAAGTAACAGGATATGATATTGAGCTGAATAATACAAGTGGATGGTTCTCTTCTACCAATCCTTACTACAGCAATCTGGTAATGTTATTAAAAAGTCCTTATAAGAAAGATAATGAAAATACACACAATAATTACTATCAAAGTTACTTTAACCCTGAGATTATATTTAGTACTAATAACGCTTGGAATATCTCAAAAGAAGCATTACTAACTGTTACTGATTCCTACACAGAAGAAGTGCCCTTATTAAGTGGAAGAACAGTGTTTAGACTTGAAGGTAATAACACATATATATTAAATAATATGTGTGCTACTTTACAATTACCATCTAATGTTACAAGTTGGAGAAATGATACAGCTTTAATGTGTATGATTAGTGTTATTAAAAATGGCACTAATGAAGTGTTAGATAATAAGTTTTGTGCGTATGGGCCTAATCTTAATCTTGAAGAGTTACAAGCAGATAATTTATATACATTTTTAGTAAATAATAGCCCTGATGAACAATTAACAAATTTTAATAAATGGTATATACCTTTTCCAGCATTATCATTAAACTATAATTCAGTTGATAATAATGATATAAAAATTAGATTTACTTTCTATTGGACGGGTATAAATGGTAATGTAACACCTTTTAATACTGAAGGAATGTGCCACATCCTATTTGGTAATTATAATAATAGATATATTGCAGGTATAAATATTCACCCCAAACTTTCTTTAGTAACATTAAATGATTTGTGGGATAATGAACACAATCTATTCACCGAAATCTTAAAATGGTGTAAGATGTTTAGGGTATTTGTACAAGTTGATGATTATAATAAGAAGATTAAGTTTATACAACAACACGATTATTTTAATACAACAAACATACAACCTTTAGACTGGAGTAATAAAGTTGATTATAGCAAGGACTTCACAGTTAAACCAATGTCATTTGAAAAAAAATATATGGTGTTTAACTATAAAGAGAATAAATTAGCAGAACAAGAGGATTACGTAAAGAAATATGGGTACAATTATGGAGAAAAGGTTATTAACACTAATTATGAGTTTAATTCTGAATCCAAGTCGATGTTTGAGAATGTTACCACCTCTGTAAATAACACTGATAATGTTCTTTCATGGACTTCGCTTTATGATAACAAACAAATAATATATACAGTTCCAAATGAATTATATATACAGACAAAAGACAAGGACAAAAAGTATATTTCACAATTTGGTAACTATTTCTTTTGGAATGGGTTAAAGAATTTTGATTTAACTTCGCCAATGAGAAGAGTAAGAATAAGCGACGACACATTCTATCAAGAAAGTAATAATTTGAGATGTTATACACAGGACAGTCAATCTGATGATTATATAAATGTAGATACTTATCCTGAGTTGTCCATAATGTGCACAAATAATGGAACGAAACAACTATGTTTATTTAATACTCCGATGCAGAGTTATTCAGTTTATCAAAATTTAGATAATTCACAAGGCATATATAATATGATATGGTCAAATTATATTAAAGAGCGGTATGACATACAAAACAAGATTGTAACTTGTTATATATGGTTAACTATCGAAGACTATAAAAATTTTAATTTTAATCGCTTCATAAAAATAGAAAACCAGTTGTATGTCATAAATAAAATATTTGATTATGACTTCACTGACAAAGGGACCAAAGTAGAGTTAATCACAGTTCAAGACTATAAAAAATATTATAATAATGCTGTTAATGAATATTTAAATGTTGAATATAAAGCTGCGCCATACACAGGTAGTACAATACAAATATTAAGGGGAGAAATGGACAACTTACAAGTGTTTACCTCTACACAATATAAAGTAGTTTATGTTTCGCCTAATTTGTTAGGGAAAGGTTTATGGCTAAATGACAGTGGTGTAACAGGTTATTTTATAGAGGATTGGTTATCTTCTGGTTATGAGATTTCAACAGGTGATTTATATATTGGTGTGGGCGACGTCTCCTCAGACACGTTAGATGAAACTGGTTATTTTACAATTAAAAACGATGATGGAATAAGCGCAGACATCTACGTGCATATTTATTCGGTTTAACACTGGTAGCAAATAGAAATCTCACTTAAATAATTTTATATTATTAAAATACAAAAACATAATTAAAACACATGGCAGACATAGAAAAAATAGCCGCGTTGACTATTGACACAGGTAAGTCACAAACATCTGTGAAAGAACTAAGAAACGAATTAAAATCATTAAAAGACACGTTAGTTTCTGCCCAAGAAGGCTCAGATGAATATAATGCCGCGTTAAAACGTGCAGCAGAAATACAACATACATTGAAAGAAACAACAGAACAAGTTAGAGCTACGGCTGCTGATTGGGGACAGGTTTTAAGTAACACTACAAAAACTGTTGGAGGTATGGTTGCTGGGTTGCAGGCAGCTACTGCTACTATGAAACTTATGGGAGTAGAAAATGAGGATGTTATTAAGTCTTTAGAAAAAATGCAGTCCTTAATGGCATTGACACAGTCATTTAGTGGTATTGAGCAAGGCATAAAGTCATTTAAGGCCTTAACAACTACAATTCAGGGTGTTACAGGTGCTACAAGCGCTTGGGGCAAGGCCTTAGTTAGTACTGGTATAGGTGCTATAGTTGTTGCTATAGGGTATTTAATAGCTAATCTTGATGAGGTTTCACAATGGTTAGATGAGTTAACTGGAGAAACAGATACGTTAGGCAAAGTAATGAGTGCTGTTACAGGTGCTATTTCTGCTTCTTGGACTGCTCTTATAGGTACATTTAAGGCTGTTGGTAATGCGATAGTTACTTATATCACAGTCCCCGTTAAAAGTGTTATGAAAGCAATCAAGGCTTTTAGTGAAACAGATGGTAGTGTTGTAGATAAATTAAAAGCAGCGAGCAAAGCCGCTAAAAATGAGTTTACAAGTGAGTGGGGCGGTGTTGTAGATGATTTCAAACAGATGGGTAAAGATACTGCTGATGCTTATCATGATGCTTATAATAAGGCAGAAAACAAGAGGCTTGCGGGGGCTGAAAAGAAAAGACAAGAGGAATTAAAGAAACAACAAGAAGAACAAATAAAGGCGCGCGAAGCATATAGAAAGGCCCAAAATGAAAAACTCAACATACAATTAGAAGTGTTAAAACGTAGTACTGAATCTGAAAAAGAAAAACTACAAGAACAAATAAAAATAGAGACAGAAAGATTAAAACTATTTGATAAGAACACGTTGGCTTACGAACAACAACTTACAAAGTTAGCAGAATTAGAACAAAAGTTAAATGCTGGTGCAGACCTTAATAAGGAGTTAGATATAGAATTAGCCAAATTAAAAGCGACTGAAACAGATAGAAAAACCATACTTGAGAGATCTCTTGATATTGAACAACGTCGGTTATCACTATTACAAAAAGGTACTGAAGAGTATTGGAACCAGATTAGTGTAATAAATAATATTACAGATAAACTTAAAAAATCAAAAACAGATGGTTTAGTTGACCTTAAGCTGTTTGATTCTGCCAATACTCAAGAAGATTTAGACTTGGCTTTTGCAAGCCAAATGGATTCTATTCAACAGGCATATGACCAGGGTCTTATAAGTGTAGAAGAATTTGAAAGATTAAAAACTGAAATCGTTAAAAAATACACTGATCAGAGAAATCAAATGATTGGTGATGAAGTAAACAATCAAAAAGCGAAGTTAAAACTCGGCATTTCTATAGCAAGTAATTTTGCTGATGCGTTGGGTACTATTGGTTCGGCTATGGACGAAAATAACGAAAAACAGTTTGAGGCAGCTAAAGCTTTTAATATATCTGCAGCCATAATAAATACTATCACGGGCGCAATAAACGCTTATATGGGCGCCGTAGGTAATACAGGTATAAATGCTATACCTGTTGTTGGCCCCGCATTAGCAATGGCTATGGGTATTACAAACGCGGCTGCTATTAGTGTTGCTGGCGCGATGCAAATAGCGAAAATATCTAAAACAAAATTCAAAGATAAAAATACTGCGGGCATTGGTAATGTTTCTGCTGCAGCTGGTCCCAGCGCTGGCGCAGTTGCAAACTTAGTTGCACCTGTACAATATACACAAGACATTCAAGGAGCTAACATAGAAGAGTCGTTGCAGGACACCCGTGTTTATGTAGTTGAAAGTGACATCACTGACACACAGGAACGAGTGCAAGTAACAGAATCAGAAGCAACGTTCTAATTTTAAAAGTAAAAATAAGCTAAAGACTCTATTTAAAGCACATTTAGCTTATTTTTACTTTTAAAAAACCAACATTTTAATTAGTTTGCAACTATTTTTATATTATTAAACAGATAAACAAATTTTTAATATGAATAAGGTTTTTTATATTGACATAGACATGTTAGGCGACACTGGTTTGAACGCTATAAGCCTGGTTACATACCCTGCCGTTGAACATAATTTTTTATGTTTTAATAAAGAAACACGCGCCGACCTTAAATTTGATAACGACAAGCATATAATATCAGGCGTGTTTATTTTAGCGGACACACCAATTTATCGTTATAATGAAAGCATTGGTGATTACTATGTTGTATTTAAGCGAGAAGTAATTGAAAAATTAGTTGAAAAGTATTCTAAAATGGGACTGCAAAACTCGGTTAATCTGCAACATGATGACAACCAATTTATAAACTCTGCTGTACAATTAGAAAGCTACATAAAAGATAGCAAGCGTGGCATTGTTCCAGTTGAATTTGCAGATATTCCAGACGGTAGCTGGTGTGGCAGTTTCAAAATTGAAGATGATGAACTTTGGAACAAAATTAAAACTACAAATGAGTTTAATGGTTTTTCAGTCCAAGGGTTGTTTGAATTGAAAGAGACAACACAAATTGAAGATAACATGAGTAAGGTTGATAAACCTGTTGACGAACTAATTGACGACATAATTAAAAATATATAAATAAACACTATGGTAACAAATAAACTATTAAAACTTGCAAAGATACTATTAAAACTTTCTCAAGTTGAAACCGATAAGGGTGTTTTAGTTGCGGAAGATGAATTAGTTGAAGGCATTGAGGTTTTTATTGAAAACGAAGCCGGCGAACTCGAACCCGCTGCTGACGGCGAATACATTGCAGAAGACAAAGTTTTTGTAGTCGCTGAAGGAAAAATAGCAGAGATTAAAGACGAAGAAGAACCTAAAAATGAGCCTGCTGATGAAGCTGAAGCACAACCTGAAGATTTAGCAGAAGAAGATGCAGAAAAGATTTCTCAACTCGAAGCACAAATTGCTGAGTTAAATAACATCATCGCTGAAAAAGACGAAGAAATTGGTAGACTTAAAGCTGAGTTAGAAGGCAAAAACGAAGAACTTCGCAAAGCCCAAGACTTCGCTAATCAAACACCAGCATTTCGAAATGTAGAGAAAACAGTAGAAACAGTTTCAATAGCTGAAGCTGTGCAAAACGCATACAAAAAAGCATAAAAACAAAACTATAAAAATATATCATTAAAAAAACTATGGCATTAGTACTTAACTCACTTACAAAATATGTTGACGAACAACGTCTTCCTTTGATCTCAAAGTTGGGCCTGGAAGCTAAGTCAGCAAATTATTTTGAATTAATGACAGGCGTTAAAAATGAAGCCGCATTAAACTTACTTGGTGTAACTGCACCATTCCAAGACGGACATTCATGCGGATGGAACGCAAGTGGTAATGTTACTTTCACACAACGTAACATTAAAGTTGGTTCTATCAAAGTTGAATCAAGCATTTGTCAAAACGCAATGCAAGAGTATTGGATGAACTATCAGATTCAGGTTGCTGCTGGACGTAAGAACCTTCCGTTCG